CATTCAAACTCCTGTGCGAACTGTCTCTTAGAAGTGTTCTTTATAGTTTCTTCTTTCCATTTTGCATCTCTACCTGGAACTTGAGACCAGTGTACTTCGTTTGTGATATAGTTATTTTTACCACGTCTAGCATCTTCCCACATCTTATAGAAGTGGTTCATACCATTTGGAGTAGATATGATTATGACTTTAGTTGATTTACCAGAAGTAATAGTAGGATAAACCGATGCAAAGAATTGTTCTGCGACATGGTTAGGGACGAATGCAAACTCGTCAAGGAATAGAATGTTAAAGGACATACCTCTAACTGCACTAGCAGACGTAGAAGCAGCCAATATCTTTGATCCGTTTTCGAGTTCGACATTACCCTTGTTCCATACTAAAATACCGTGTTGCATCCACTTCGGTAGATTTTCGTATGCTAGTTGGAGTCTTCCGAGTAGTTCCCTTGCAGTTGAAGCTTTGTTAGCGAGTATACCAATATTAACACTGTCAAAGAAGATAGCGTAATATAAAAGGTAGGCCACAACAGTAGTACTTTTACCTGTTTGCCTAGGGAGTTTAGCAATGTTAAATCTATTTTCATGAAAGTCTTGTAAGATTCTTTTTTGAAAATCATACATGTCAAAAGGAACTAGACCTTCATCAAGTGAGATGATTTTTATATAATGGGTAGCAAAATATATTGGATCTTTTTTACATTTGATCCATTCTTGTACTTGCTTCTTTGTAAATTGTATAGGTGTACCCGCCTTCTTTAGGTTGGGATTACCTAGATATACATCATTAGTTGCCATACTTTATTTATCCTCAGGGTCTTCTAATCCCTTAAAGACTAATAATTCATCGCCATCTTGCACCTCTTTCATCTCAGGATGCATTTTTTTCTGTGGTTTCCTTACGTCTTCTAATACAGCACCTGTCATCCTCCACATAAATGCAAAGGTTGCACCAACAACTGATGCAAACATAATACCAAATATGAATATGGTTATGTCATTCATTATCTATATGTGTAAAAGAGTATTCTAATAACATGGCATAGAATTGACTTTTCATTTCCTCTAGATATACTTTATCATCCTTATCATATCCATTCTCTATAGCAAAAGAAATTATACGATGCAATGTTCTAGCATCAGTAATGCCAATCTCTAAATGGATATTCCAATCATCAATAGGATCTTCTATGTTCATGAGTATTTAAAACAGTTATTTTTTTCTCTACCTTCTACATATTTTTCTAGTACTTCTAACCTATCGTGCTGTTTAGAAATTGCATCTAGTTCCTGTGTAACAGCATCCATAATATTAGAGTGCTCACCAATACCAACAGGATTGTGTAAGTAAACATCAATATTAACTAGGTGTTTTTTAATCTCTCCATTAGCAGATGCTTTGAGAGCTTCAATCATTCTACTTTTCATAATAGTTATTCATTAAGTGTACCGAAAGACCTTCGTATTTTACGAAGTTCCTCGAAGTCTTTTTGTTTTGTACCCCCATCATATGCCCAAGCATAACCTTCTTCAATCATATCTTCATTTAATGAAACTTCCTCATCACCCACATATAACCAACCAAGCAAACGCCCATACTTACCAACCCCGCCTTTAAGTTCAGTGCGTATAGTAAGTTCATATTCTCCATCAATTGTATCCTCAAGTTTTTGTTTTAACCAATTAGTAGCATCTATTCCCAATGCCTTTTCTTCCAAATCTCTTGTTCTTTTCTCTGGCGTATCAACTCCTGCAACTCTAACTCTTTCTTTCTTGTATAGATCAAACCCAAGATCAATGGTGACATCAATAGTATCCCCGTCAACAACACGATTAATCTCCGTTACTCTAAAATTATAGCAGCTTTTCCTGCTCGGTGGAACCATCGCTCCCATTCTGTACCTCCCAAAAATCATCTAGTGCATTATTTATAGCGTCACCAGGTTTGGTTGCTGTCCTTTCTATCTGACCTTTCCTTGCATTTCTTTGAAACATCATTTGTATACTTTGCCAATGATGTGGATTGTAAATGTCAATTTCACCTTTAAGTTGTTCTTTTGGTAATTCAACTGGTTTAAGTATTAAATCTCTTTCATCAGGACAATATGTAGGTTTACCATCCAAACGAGGACTACAAGCGTGTGCAGGTGGGTCTGTCACTGGTGCTGTACATCCAACCAATATGAGTGGTATTGCCAAATACTTAATCATTCGGGAACAGGTAGTCATATCTCATTATATAGTATATTATTATTGTAACAGCAATTAATAAAATTGCAACCATTATAACAACCGACCAAGTAACCGTTTGAGCTGCCATAACTTAATCCTCCACCATTTACGTTTACGTTTGTTTGGTAATATTTCTTTAAACCGATGCATCAAATACCTTGATCTTTATATCGAGAGTAAAACTCTTTCAATGAAGATTGACATTGACCTTTATTTTCTTCTGGATGCTCGTCTTTGTATCCTTTAATTCTTTTCCATTCGTTATGTAATGCACCTAATAACCACGCTTGAGAAAGACTATGAGGTCCGTTCTCTAATAGTTCAAGATGTCTTTTATTATTACAAAAGTTTTTAGCGTAGTCTTCTCTCCAATTTGTATCGTCATATGTTTTTTCCATTATAGTCCTTCGCTCCAAAAGTTATCGACAGGGGTTATGTTTCTTGAAACAAAAAATAAACCAAGATTAGTTAGAAACCAAAATGCATTTATAATCCAAGTGTTTCTCCAAAGATATTTTCTGTTATACTCTACAATATAAATGTCTCTTTCATTACCACCTTTTCTAACTATCTGCTCTAATCCTAATGCAACAACAAAACCGATTGCGTAGATGTAAAAGATAAAATTTAGAAAACTAGATGTGAGTAATAAAAGAGAAATCATTTAATTGTTACAGGTGTAATATTTATTATATCACTAAACCATCGACATCGCAAGTTGCAATTCTCTTGCGTGTTTGAGTTCGTCCTCTGCAATCTCTGCAATCTTTGTATCCTCTGGATGATATGCAGAGTATTTCACATAAGTTTCGTATGCGTGTTTCTCAATCTTCATATTGATATCATACGCATCTATTGGACTAATGAAATAATAAGCAACCATAATCCAATAGTAAAGAAGAACCAAGTGTTTAGCGAAGAATCTATCGATCCAATGCTCATTGCCTCCACGAGTTTCCATCTCCTCCAAGTGTTCTGTTTCATTTAATGCCTGATAGAAATGTTCCTTCATTAAGTATATATGGTCTTCTCCTCGTAGTCCAAGTGATTCACGAAAGTGAAGTACACTTATGAATGAGAAGTATGGTGCTCTTGCAATCACTTCAAGAACCCAGAATCTTTGAAAGTCTCTACCTCTGTAAAGAAAATCAATGATGTAAATTGTGGTGTCTAGCACCCAAGTATTAAATTTTTTCATACCCAAGCGTAATTAATTGATGTGTAAACTGCTATACAGATGAATCCAAATAGAATAGTTGTTGATTTGATTGGTAGATTTTTCATTTGACCTCCTCAATTTTTTCCAAAGAAAAAGGATGTGCCTGTAGATAAGGTACATCCTCCCTTGCGTGTCTTACTGCTTCAAAAGCGTCTGTGGCATATTCGCCTATTTCGTGATACTCATTTAGTTGGTCGTGCCAACCAAGTGTGTAGTGGGACATGATAGTTTCAACTCCAGTACGCTATTATTTATAATAACACACTAGGTATAAATACGCACTTATGTCAGGGTCTCCGAACCTCCAATGTTAAGATTTTTTGAAGATAATTCATACATTTTCTCGTGTATTGTCTTCTCTTTCTGTGGCACACCATCATAGGGGTATGGAATTTCTGGTGATTTACCAAACCAGTCATCTATTATTGGTGGCGTTGAACCTAACAACCCATCAGGCATGGCGGTATACAGATCATATCCATATACAAATTCTTCTGGTTCTACTCTCTTTACCATTCTTGGTAACTGGAGTAATCCCTTAAAAGGGTTGCCTATCTTTCTTATAATATCCATAAACCCCATAAGATTTAAAAATATTTAGTTTACTATCCTATAGTATAGACAGTTTTTGTTGATTTGACAACTAAGATATTGTGAATCCTGCTGCTGATCCTAAGACACTAGCGTCTGCTGCAAATATTGCTTCGGTTGATTTCTTCTCTACAAACTCAACAGTATTTCCTGGCATTGTAAAGGTTCCGATTGTTGTTGATCCTCCAACTTCATCGATAACAGTAATCAATCTTGCAGTTCCACCGTTGTTGCAAAGACGAACCACTGTAGCACTTCCGAATGTAGAGGCGTTTGCAGCGTTTACGCCGCATGCTGCTTGAGCTCCTTTTATGTTAGTAATCATGGTTCTTTAATATCCTCTCTTGTATTTAGAAGACTCGTCTTCTGGGTTAATTGTGATGGTGTTTGTGCCACTCATGGGTTTGATTTCATTATGTGGATGCATACCACGGCCATCTTTCTTCTTCTTAGTAGATCTTGTCTCAATCTCAAATAAGAATTGTTCAAATAATTTAGGAGTCTTAGAAGAATATTGCTTTTCATCTGGAATTTGTGAGTAATGAGTATATATTTCATCACCAGTAACTTTACCCTTCTTTTTCTTGTTCTTGTCCTGTATGTTGTATGTTACATAAGGTTGTCTTGATCCAAATCTACTGATTATATTACCTTTTTTATCTACAGCACCAGTCGGATTTTGATTTTGATTCTGATTCTGGTTGGTACTCATTTTATTTGTAAACTTCTTTAGATTGCCTGGATCTTGTGTATTAGCTATATCTTCATCACTCTTATCAGTTAGTTGAGTATTTTGTTGCTTCATCAAAT